AGTATTCAAAGAATTCTCAGAGATAGCCAAACAGCAGTTTGAAGATGCTATGAGTGAAAAGCCCAAACGCGGCAGGCCACGTATACACCCTGAAAAAATCCAGCATACTGTATCTACAAAACTACAGACTTTGCCTGTCGCTCAACGCATAGGTACGATGCTCAAAGAGTACAACAATCCTATTGTTGCAGATGCTGCAGAATTGCGGTTAGTAGTAACAAATAAGTTACTAGATTTAGCGGGCTGTGGGGATCCTAGAATTGAGATAAAAGCCGCAGAAATGTTAGGTAAGATCAGTGACGTTGGTTTGTTCTCTGAGAAGACTGAAATTACAGTAACGTATAACAACGTATCGGATATTGACGAGGCGATCAAAGACAAGATTCGCAAGATGATGAAGCTAAATGCCATAGACGTGCCCGCTATGGATTTGGATATGAGAAAAGAGTTTGAGGATCCTGAAGTAATTGAGGATGTGACTCCGAAAGAAGAGATAAAAGAGGATGAGTCAGATGTCTGACGAGCTTGAAGATACTACACAGCTAGATCCAGAGTTCCAAGCGCTGCTTGCTAACTTGGATAAGTTGTCTTCGGTGCAGAAAGATATCATCTTTGCAGACTTAGCCCGCCGCGAGAAGATGCTAGAGAAGCAACTTGCGCAAGATACGTTCATGGGGTTCGTAAATAAGGTGTGGCCAGAGTTTATTTCGGGCCGTCACCATAAGATTATGGCTAAAGCGTTCGAGCGAGTGGCTAAAGGGGAGTGCAAAAGGTTGATTATCAACATGCCACCTCGCCATACGAAGTCAGAGTTTGCAAGTTACCTCCTTCCAGCGTGGTTTCTAGGTAAATACCCTAATAAAAAGGTGATCCAGAGCTCAAATACGGGTGAGTTGGCGGTTGGATTCGGTCGAAAAGTGCGAAATTTAGTGGATTCTGAGACTTACAAGGACATTTTCCCTAATTTGCAGCTCCAACAGGACTCAAAAGCCGCTGGTAGGTGGAATACCAGCAAAGGTGGTGACTATTTTGCGATTGGTGTGGGTGGTACGGTGACCGGTAAGGGTGCAAACTTGCTGATTATTGACGATCCGCACTCAGAACAAGAGGCAGCGCTGGCTGCCAGCAACCCAGATGTGTTTGACAAGGTGACGGAGTGGTATACGTCAGGTCCGCGTCAGCGTTTGCAGCCGGGCGGGGCGATCGTGATCGTGATGACACGCTGGGCGCAGCGGGATTTGACGGGCCAAGTGCTCAAAGCCGCAGCTGCAAGGGGCGGAGAGCAGTGGGAAGTGATTGAGTTTCCCGCCATCATGCCCTCGGGTTTACCCTTATGGCCAGAGTTCTGGTCCCTGCAGGAGTTGGAGGCTTTGCGGGAGGAGCTGCCTAATAGTAAGTGGCAGGCGCAGTATCAGCAGAACCCTGTTGGTAATGAGAGTGCGATTGTCAAGCGGGATTGGTGGCAGTGGTGGGAGGACGAGAAACCGCCAAAGTGTGATTACATATTGCAGACATGGGATACGGCGTTTGAGAAAAACAATCGGGCCGACTACTCAGCGGGCACGACGTGGGGGATATTTACCAACGACGAAGATAACTCACTACCTAATATCATCTTGCTAGATGTGTATAAGAAACGCGTCGAATGGGTGGAGCTGAAGAAGGACGTTCTTGCTACGTACAGAGAGTGGGAGCCCGACGGCATGCTGATTGAGAAGAAGGCCACGGGCGCTCCGCTTATTTATGAACTCAGAGCGATGGGTATCCCTGTGCAGGAGTACACACCCAGCGCGGGCCAAGACAAAATTGCCCGTCTAAACTCAGTATCGGACATAATTGCATCGGGAAAAGTGTGGATACCGCGAACTCGTTGGGCTGAAGAATTGGTTGATGAGATTGCGGCGTTCCCGTCAGGCGAGCATGATGACTTGGTTGATGCGACAACACTTGCGTTGATGCGATTTCGCAAAGGTGGGTTCCTCCGATTGCCAAGTGACGAGCCCGAAGAACCAAGATATTTCCGCAGCAAGAAGGCTGCGTTTTACTAAGGATAAACAATGGCCACGAGTTCAATAGAGAAAAGTTTATACGCCGCGCCTCTTGGGATTGAGGGTTTGATGGATTCTCCATCAATGGGATCCGATATTGAGATTGAGATCGAGAACCCTGATGGGGTTCGTATGAATTTGGACGGTGTTGAGATTGACTTGATGCCCGGTGAAGCGGGCGAAGATTTTGATGCCAACCTTGCCGAGGAGATGGACAAGGGTGAGTTACAGAAAGTGGCAAGTGACATCATTGAAATGGTGGACGCGGACATCAACAGTCGCAAAGACTGGGTGGAGATGTATGTAAAAGGTCTTGATGTTTTGGGGATGAAGTATGAAGAAAGGACAGAGCCTTGGCTCGGCGCTTGCGGAGTTTTCTCGACTGTACTCACCGAGGCCGCTGTTCGCTTCCAGTCTGAAACTATCATTGAAACGTTCCCTGCTCAGGGTCCAGTCAAAACGGAAATCATCGGTGCAATCGATAAACTTAAAGAAGAGGCTGCGGAAAGGGTTCGTGATGACATGAACTACCAGCTCACCGAGGTGATGTCTGAGTATCGCCCAGAGCACGAGCGCATGTTGTATAACTTGGGCCTCGCGGGCGCGGCGTTCAAGAAAGTCTACTTTGACCCATCACTTGGCCGTCAGGTAGCGATGTTTATTCCCGCTGAAGACATCATTATTCCCTACGGTGCTTCGAGCGCGAACACTGCGGAGCGTTTAACGCATGTGATGCGTAAGACCAAGAACGAGATGAAGAAGTTGCAGGTTGCGGGGTTCTACGTTGACGAAGAGTTAGGCGAGCCTGTCACCATCCACACGGATGTGGAAAAGAAGAAAGCCGAGGATCAGGGTTACTCATTGACAGACGACGACCGCTATCAAGTCCTTGAAGTGCATATTGACTATGACTTGCCCGGTTATGAGGATGAGGACGGTATTGCTCTGCCGTATGTAATTACGATTGAGCGCGGCACTAACACAGTGTTGGCTGTTCGTCGCAACTGGGAAGAAGACGATAAGAAAAAACTTAAGCGCAAGCACTTTGTGCAGTACACATATGTTCCCGGTTTTGGCGCGTATGGTTTGGGTTTGATTCATTTGATTGGTGGCTACGCCCGTGCAGGTACATCTCTAATCCGTCAGCTTGTTGATGCTGGTACTTTGTCTAATTTGCCCGGTGGCTTGAAGACAAGAGGTTTGCGCATCAAGGGTGACGATACGCCGATCAGTCCCGGTGAGTTCCGTGATGTGGACGTGCCATCTGGTTCAGTGCGTGACAACATCATGGCTCTTCCATACAAGGAGCCGAGTCAAGTTTTGGCGGGTCTCTTAGATCGGATCACCGAAGAAGGTCGCCGCCTGGGTTCAATTGCTGATATGAATGTCAGTGATATGTCTGCCAACGCGCCTGTTGGTACAACGCTAGCCTTGCTTGAAAGGCAGCTCAAGACAATGTCTGCGGTCCAAGCGCGTGTTCACTACAGCATGAAGCAAGAGTTCCAGCTTCTGCGTGACATCATTCGTGATCACACACCCCCAGAGTACAGCTTCGATCCAGTTGAAGGAGACCGTCAGGCCAAGCAAGCTGACTACGATATAGTTGCTGTAATTCCAGTCAGTGATCCGAACAGTGCAACGATGGCTCAGCGCATCATGCAGTATCAGGCTGTGATTCAGTTGGCTCAAGGTGCACCGCAGATTTATGATTTGCCACAACTTCACCGTCAGATGATTGAGGTGCTTGGCATCAAGAACGCTGAAAAACTTGTGCCTGTTGATGATGACCAGACACCGCGTGATCCCGTGTCGGAGAACATGTCGTTCCTGACGGGCAAACCGACCAAGGCGTTTATCTACCAAGACCACGATGCACACATTGCTGTTCACACCAGCATGATGCAGGATCCGCTCATCATGGGTCAAATTGGTCAGAGTCCTATGGCCCAGCAGATGCAAGGCGCGATCATGGCGCACGTTGCAGAACACTTGGCGTTCTCATACCGTCAGAAAGTTCAGGAGCAGTTGGGCGCAACACTGCCAGCACCTGATGCGAAGTTGGATGAACAGGTTGAAGTGCAGGTTTCTAAACTTGTGGCTCAGGCTGCGCAGCAGCTCTTGCAGATGGATAAAGCCAAGGCAGCTCAGCAGCAAGCGATGCAGCAAGCCCAAGATCCGATCATTCAGATGCAACAAGCTGAACTGCAGATTAAGAAACAAGACTCTGATACTAAAGCTAAAAAAGCTGAAGGTGATTTACTGCTCAAACAAGCTGAAATTGAACTTAAAGCACAAGCTCAAGGTAGCGCAAATCCTGACCCAGTGATGATGGCTGAGCAGCACCGCATGCAGATGCAACAGCAGATCGAACGTCATCAGCAAGAGATGGCAGCGTTGCAACAGCAACAGCAAGCGGCTATGGCACAACAGCAACAACAGATGGCGATGCAGCAGCAAGCTCATGGGCAGAAGATGGCGCATGGCGGGCAGGTCCATGGGCAGAAGATGGCCCACACTGACTTAGATCAATTGCAGAAATTATTGCAAAGTAATAAGGAGTAATCATGGCTAACTTGCTTGAAGTGTTAGATTTAAAGCTTGACGAACATGTCAGGCAGTTAGTCGATGTTGTCAGTGGTGGTGGAGCTAAATCCCACGACCACTACAAAGAACTGTGCGGAACTATCCGAGGTCTGCAAACCGCGCAGTATGAACTTGCTGACCTCGTGCGAAAAACTAAGGAATATGAAGATGACTGAATTTGACGTTAGTGCGGTTGATCTCAGCGCGGTGCTTAATACCTCCGCTGAAGAAAAAGCCAAACAAGTCCCTGACCCCGCGACGTATCACTTACTGTGTATGTTGCCCAAGGCAGAAGAAGAGTTTAGTGAGACCGGCATTTTGAAGTCCGCTACTGCGATGTACCACGAGGAGCTTCTCTCCCCCGTGTTGTTTGTTGCAAAGATTGGCCCCGATGCGTTCAAAGATGCAAGCCGTTTCCCGTCTGGCCCGAGTTGTAAGGTTGGTGACTTTGTGTTAGTACGTCCTAACACAGGAACCCGCATGAAGATTCACGGTACAGAATGGCGACTCATCAATGATGATTCCGTTCAGGCTGTTGTGCAAGACCCTCGTGGTATCCAACGTCCAACTTAAGGAGTAAATCATGGCAACAGAAGAATTTAAATTCCCCGACGAAAAAGAAAAGCCTGAAGCTAAAGTTGAAGAGAAGATTGACTTTGAAATTGAAGGCGAACCTGCAATTGAAGTCGTGGATGAC